TTGTATCAACTCCTTCTGCGTGGGAACCAGTCCCTGTAGCATATGTGTCGATTCCATGTTGAAAACTATAGAGTCCGCGTGAAGGAATAAAACCATCATAAGTACTTGTAAATGACAAGATTTTGAAGTCATAATCATAATATAATCCTGGCCTTCCAGTTGCTTTTGATTCCGAAACAAATAATATTGAATATTCGTTTGGATCATATAATAAGTTTGCCAAACTAGCAGTTAATGAATTGCTTGATGTAATTGGATATGTTGAGCCAGTTGATAAGGAAGTTCCGGTATTTAAAGCATAAGAAGCAGTCAAACTTTGACTTGATGTGATTGGATATGTTGAGCCAGTGACAAGTTGATTCTGTTTGGTATTGACCAGAGTGACTAAACTAGAACTGTTCCAAAAGCTTGCAGTAGAAGCAAAACTTGCAGTCAAACTTTGACTTGAAGTGATTGGATATGTTGAACCAGTTGATAAGGAAGTTCCGGTATTTAAAGCATAAGAAGCAGTCAATGAATTGCTCGATGTTATTGGATATGTTGAACCGGTGACAAGTTGGTTTTGTTTGGTATTCACCAAATTCACCAAACTAGAACTATTCCAATAGCTAGCACTTATAGAATTGATTGCAGAACTTGCAGTTATTTGATATGTGTTGCCAGTTACAAGTGTATCTTGTTTGGTATTTATTGATGCAACTAAACTAGAACTGTTCCAGTAACTTGCAGTCAATGCACTGCTTGCAGTGATTGGATAAGTTGATCCAGTAATTAGCTGATTTTGTTTCGTATTCACCAGAGTGACTAAACTAGAACTGTTCCAATAAATTGCAGTGGTGCTTAATATTGAATTGCTCGCGGTAATTGGATAAGTGTTTCCGGTTACAAGATTATCTTGTTTTGTTTCAGAAACAGACTGGCTCAAAAGATAGTTTTTTAAATTTATATAGTTTGCCAGAGATGCGCTATAACTGACTGCATTTTGTGAAAAACTTGAAGTTTGAACGGTTCCTTTTACATTTTGTCCGGCAACATAACTAGCAGTATCAACATAACTGGCAGAAGTTATGATCAATGTCAAGTTTTCTATAACAAAGTCGTCTATAGGAGTCGTTTTTATTTCTTTGTCTCCTGTTATATAGAAAAATGAAGCCGTAACTGCCGGAACAATCACATTGTTAAATGTTTTGTTGTCGGCACTTCTTTGTGTAAAAACAATATCGTGTGAATTTATCATTGATTGTCAAATTGTGCTACTGGAGTTTTTAACCATTTTCCGCCCATATAAACATAAAAATAACTTGAATCGTATGCTATCCAACCCTCTTGTCCTGGAGAATCCGACGAACGTGGTGCTGCATGCCAAACATCCATAGTATCACCCAATTTGCTGTAATATTCAGAATCTAAAACATTTGATAGACTTGATATATAAGCCTTTTTAGCTGCAGATGTTGGTTCTGCAAAAGACAAATCCGAATCAAATGCGACAGGCACATTTGGAATAAATGTATCTTTTTGTAAATTTGGATATTTTTTGTTTCTCCATTTTTCTGCATTTTCTGAAGCATATCCCAATTTGCTTACATCTTCCACACTTGATACAAGTTCTGTATTTATTACAACTCTTCTCGGAGTCATAAACTTTTCCATCGTAGATTTTTGATTTGCAAAACTGTCAGGTAATAAATATCCGTTTACAACAAGAGTAAATTCACTTTTTACTATTCTGTCTTGATTTGATTGTAGTTCCACTGTGTGTGAAAAAGAGTCTATTTTTGTTCGAAACTTTGTTCCTCTTTCTGGTCCCCAATAATCCTCCGTTTCAAAATTTAATCTTTCAATCAAACTGTTCATCTGTTCCACATATTCCGTCCATACCATAAACTGATATGTAAAAACCATATAATCAGGCATTACCATATTATATACTTCATGAGTCGGAGCAATTTTTTTGTTTAATGCTGCAAAATTTGTGTATGCATTTTTTCTAGAATACATTTTCATTGTAGGATATCTCAAATAACGATTGAATGTCATCATTGATGTATCCTTTTCGATGGTATTTCTTATAAAGACCATCGCAGGCAATTGTATTTTTCCATTGTTGTCTCTCATATAACCGTCCATCTTTATAGACTTCCATTTTTCTGGAGACGCATAATACATTGGAACTTTTATTTTTTCTCCGTTATCAATCACAGACAGATTTAAACTTTCTATGTGATTAAAAATGGTAGAATCAATATCTTTGATTGTCCATGTTATGTTTTTTTGTTGGTCGTTGTCTCTTCTTAGTTCTACAGAACGAGGATTTGCAGTTCCAGGAAAAGTTTTTTCAACTTTTACTTCGTCGCTTCTGTTTGGTCCCTCATTTAATATATTTGGAACCGGATTATTTGGATTTCCTCGCCAAGACATATTAATTATAAAATTTTAAAATCTTGATTAATTGATTTATGTTTAAATTATCCCAACTTTTATCTACATTTTTTTGCCTTTCAAAATGTAATTTTAATTTAAAAGTTTTAAAATTTTTATCCATTGGTATTATCAATGCAGAATAATAATCTGACGGGCCGTTTATATTAGTAGAACTTTCGGTAGTTAATAATAAAAATGCTCCAAATCCTATATCGTTTGTCCATTTTTCTGTATTCGCTGGATAATATTCTACTGTAGATATATTGTGTCCATTAATATCCTGAGTTTTTCTGATTTTAGATATAAAATTATTTATTATTAAATTGTCCGCCGACTCACAAATACACTCTCTTATCAATTGTTTTAATTCAGATTTTTTCATATAGATATAAATATCAAAAAATTCATAATAATTTGACCTATTTTATTCTTATGATATAATTATTGATTAATATGTCGGAAAATTCTTCCTATTATCATAAAAACAAAGAACTTTGTCAAAAAAGGAATAGAGAATATTATCTAAAAAACCGAGAAAAAATACTCAAATCTAATAAAAAATACGCTCTAAAAAACAGAGATAAAGTAAAACAATATAAGAAGAATTACAAAATCAAAAACCGAGAAAAAATTTTAAAAGCCAACAGGAAATATTATTTAAAAAACAAAGATAAAAAACTAAAATATCAAAATAAATATCGAAACAAACGATATAAAACCGATATAGGTTTTAAGTTAAAATGTATTTTACGAAGAAGATTAAATAATGCGATAAATAACAATTATAAAGTCGGTAGTGCTATAAAAGATTTGGGGTGTAGTATTCCTGAACTAAAAAAATACATAGAAAATCAATTTAAATTGGGAATGACCTGGGAAAATTGGGGATACGATGGTTGGCACCTCGACCACATCAAACCACTAGCAAGTTTCGATTTGTCAGACCGTGAACAATTTTTAGAGGCTTGTCATTACACAAACTTACAACCACTGTGGAAAAATGAAAATATGTCCAAAAGTGATAAATTTTAATGAATTAATAAATAAGTGCCTAAGACATCTTTTCTCATAGCAGAGTCGTCTCCGTCGCCCGGAGCGACGATAACATTGTATTTTTGTTCCATACTCTCATCATCTTCATTATATTCGATATCCATTAATTCGTTGTATGTAATAATACTATTTTTTGGAATATTATAATGTGAAGCCATTCTTTCTTTGAATGTGTCTTCGGCTTCTTTACTATTAAATTTAAACTTTCCTAGTGTTTTATCTTTTCCACCCAAATCGTGAAAAAGTTTTTTTGGAACAACTTCGGAATGTTTCTGAGTCTTTTTATCTATAGAAGCGTCTTCTGTTCCGCCCATGGAAAAATTGAATACAAAATTCTTTGGAACTTGTGATCCAGAAACCATTTTTACTCGTTTTGTATACGCATAATGAATCACTTCTGGAGTTTCTTTTGCGATATCATAAGCGATTTGTAGATATTTTTCCGACATAAAATCTCCCGAATCGTGCCATCTTATGACGACTTTTGTGCCGTCTTTTTTATTTTTTGAATGGGCTTCTTTTATTTCTCTGACCAACTGACTCTTAAAATCTTGCCAGTGGTTCATAAGAAAGTTTACAATTTTTGTAGACTTTTCCGAAGCAGCTGGAAACATTACATATCCGCCTTTTCTGGCATAACAAAATACCTTACAAGCTCCTGCAGATGGACAGGTTGTTATAATTTTAAATTTTCTGTCGTTTTCATCATAGAACAAACCTTTGTAAGCTGGTAATGTTATATTATAAAAAACATATGTTTTGCCTTTACCGCTTTTTTTAATTTTTGCATTTTGAGAAAGAATATGATCTGGTTTAGCAGTGATTTTCTTTTTCAACTCTTCTGGATCAATAGGATTTCCATTTTCGTCTCTGATGTTGGATGCGTGAACATATGGTATTTCTTTGTCTTTTTCGCCGGCCAATTTTTTGGCCATCATATCATCAACATCAATATCACTTACATTGTCACCGGCAATATCGTGTCCGGCGCCGGTTTCATTTAAGTTAGAATGATCGTGATATCTTCCTCTCCAAATTCCACCTTTCCACATTTCTACCCAATTTTCGCCATTCAAAGAAAATCTAAGTTTTACAATTTTGTTTTTGTCATATCCGTAAGAATAATTTTTAGCTATGTTGATAGCTTTATCATATCCTTGTATTTCGTATTCTTTTCTATCAGGAGTTTCAACTTTTACCACAACTTCAGCGTCGGTTTCTTCATTTAATTCTTCGGTTTTTGCGGATGAAATTCCTGATGATTTTATGAACTTTTCAACAGATTCAACATCAGATGAACCAAAACCGGGAGGAAATGATGATTCTCCCATCAATTTTTCACGATTTTCCAATAATGATTTTAATTTTATTATTTTCATGTAAATAAATATTAAACGGATTGATATAATCAAAATAAAATTATTTTAATTTTTTTTGATGTTTTGTTAATTTTTACCATATTACAACGCTAAAAAAACATTTTCAATAAAAAATTTTAATATTGTCTATTATAAATATTAATCTTGCTCAGTCTTGTATAGTGTCCGTGACAGATTATTGAGTGTGATTTATCTGGTATACCACCCAAAAGTTGGTTTTGTATATTGTTATCAATTTCATAATATCTTTCGTTGAAAAGAATCAAATCTCCTATTTCTGGATAAAAATTGATTTCTTTTAACATCTTCTCACGGAATCTAAATCTCAAATCTTGAGATCTATCTACACCAAAATTATCTGTGTCTGCTGTCGGATCATCTCGTTCTATAAGAGCAGTCATTTCTATTCCAGGATAATATGTCTTTCCTGTTTCTTGACTAACTTCACCATAAACATTTGTCACCACATTTTCGGTCACAATTTTATACAAAATGACTGCACTTTGAATAATTTCTCCCATCAGTTCCCCATTGAAACTGTGAATTACATTCAAATCTCTTGTACTAAAAAATCTTCCGTATGGTGACGCCATAAATTATTTTCCGTGCATTTTGAGCAATTCTTTTGCAAATTTTTGAATATTGCGAGCAGAAGCTCGAACACCATCGTCTTCATGCGTAAGTAAATCCTCCAACGATGATTCGATTTCTTTAGCAATTTGAACTTCACGATTTTCTTCTGGATTGGACATATCAGTTTCATCGTGATCTTCTTTCATAGGACTTTTCAAATGTTTCAACAAATTTTCCAATTGATGATAATTCATTCTTTTTACGATAGAATTAATTTTTTGATACATTTGTTCTGTGTATTTTTCCAAAGTTGGATTTCCAATTTCCAACTCAGAAAGAAGTTCTTTTATCAGATGTTTCAATTCGGATTTTTTCATAATTTTTATCCAGTATAAATTAATAATGGTGCGTATTTAAGCGTTTGATTCAATTGTTCTGCTTGTTTCGCAATATCTTCTATTTGTTGTTTTTTGCCAGCCGCTTCAAGATTTTCTCTCAATTCTGTTATCAAGTCGGTTTTTTCTTGTTGAGCCTCTTGTCGTAATTCTGCTCCATCCAAAGTTACCTCACCGCCAGGAATCGGAATTGTTTGATACTTTTGTCTAACGGCACCCAACAATTCTTTACATAATGCCAGAAAATATTTGCGAATCCACTGTTTGCCCACATCATTTATTCTTGAATAGACTGGGTTATTATATGGTATATCGCTATAATCTGATACATATCCACTGCCGGTTGCAGCTGGACCAGTCAATAGAGGACTCATAGAACCACTTGTTCTATCTTCTTTTAAGATATAATCAAAATAAATTTTATGAGCATATTCTGGTATTGGAAATATTTTTAATTTGTTATTTACTATTTCAAAACTATATGCGGATTTACGAACCATATCGTTAAATTCAATTGCTTGTCCACGAAGCAAGTCTTCAAAAATAGGAGTCATTAAAAATTGAACTGCTGGTGAATAAGCACCAAAACCCATTTCGTTAAACACATTGGAATAACTCATTCCTGTCATTGAAAATGGGTCATAAATACGAGCAAATGCTGGCGGCCTATCGTGAAAAATTCTTTTTATTTCCATTCTTTTGAAGCTTTCAGAAACTCCACCCCAAAGTTCTTGCAAATCGTAGGTTTGTTGATATGGAACCGTTGATATGTTTCCTCTTTTCCAATCTATTTCTCCTCCAGTTCCTGTTTCGGTTCCATATGCGGAGGCAAGTTCCACAACATAATTCATCGGAGTACCTATAACAGCTCGACCAGACAAGTTTCCAAGAGATTCAACAAGTTGACCTTGAAATAAAGCTATGTTATTTCTTATATTAAATTGATTTACTTGTGCTCCATATTCGTTTACCGCTTCTTCAAAACAGGCGTAAAAGTTTTTATCAATCAATTCAACATCAACAATTGGATATCCCAATCTTAGTGCTGCCCAAGTTGCTGCACCATATGCGTCAGCTTGAAATTCTATATCGGTGTCATAAAACGCAAAAGGTGTAGATCCGCTTACCGCAGAACCGGAACCTGGCCATCTTACTCTATCTTGGTCGATTAACATAATTATTATCTATTATAAATAAATATTGATTTGTTTTGTATTATTCTATTTATTTATTGTATGATTAAACTAAAAAAACTTATATTTCAGTCCGATATCAATTTTAATAACAAGACTCAATTGGATGAGGGGTTAAAAGATTATCTGGCATCATTGGGGCTCGCAGCGTCTATTTTTTTATCTGCTCCAGAAGCAGAGGCTCAAGTAAGCAAAAATTTGACATCAAGGTCAAAGATTAATAAAAGTCAAATAATAAATTCCATGGCCGACGAAATAGCCAAATATGTGGCTGAAAATGAAGGTGTAGAACCAAGAGCTTATTTTGATACAAAAAACAAATTGACTATTGGAATAGGTCATTTAATAACCAATAAAGATCGAGAGATTTTTTCTTCTTTATTCGGAAAAAATTTTAATTATGACAAAATGTTGGTGGGACAATTGGAATTGAATTCTGCGCAAATAGAAAAACTTTTTCAATATGATTTGAATAGAAAATTGGTTTTGATTAAAAAATTGTTTCCTCAATATCAATCGTATAATATTCATATTAAAAAAGCTATAGTTGATGGAGTTTTTCGAGGAGATTTGTCTGGCAGTCCAAAAACTATAAAACTAATAAATCAAGGACTTTGGGGAGATGCTTCAAAAGAATATTTGAACAATCAAGAATACAAAAAAGCGGTCAAAAGTGGGTCTGGAGTTGCTAAAAGAATGAACAACAATTCAAAAGTCTATCAATGGATGCAAAGTATAGTTGATTGGGAAAAGCAAACAGGTAAGAAGTTTAATATATGATAAAATTGAAAAAGTTAATAAAAGAATCTTTATCAAATAAAAAATTGGATATAAAGGTCAACGACTTACAAGAAGACTTGCTCCACAAATATCCTCAATTGATGCATTTACATCTGTCGTTGCACCACAACGATGCCATTTATATACATATTATTACTATTAAAAAAGAATTTCGTGGGCGAGGATATGGCAAAAAAATAATAGAAGAAATTAAAGATTTTGCCGATAAATACGATCTAACCATATATCTTTCTCCCGAACCAGAAAGAGGATATAAAGAAAAATTATTAAAATTTTATAAAAATCATGGATTTGTAGATAATAAAGGAAGAAAAAAAGATTATAAACTATCATCTATGTTTGGTAAAACAATGTATAGAAGACCAATAAATAAGAATGTATGATAAAGTGTAATTTATGAAAATGGGTGGGATATATAAAATAGTAAATAAAATAAATAATAAATACTATGTTGGTAGCAGCTATGATATAATTCATAGGTTTTATTTACATAAATTGAATCTAAAAAATTGTAGACATTGTAATGACAAATTACAAAATGCTTGGAATAAGTATGGAGCTGAAAACTTTGATTTTATTATAATTGATCGTGTGGAAAATCGTGATACATTATTAGATGTAGAACAGAAGTATTTAAATAATGCTTTTTTAGAAAAAGATAAAGTATACAATATAAATTTTCTGGTAGATAAAGTTAATTATACAGATGAGGTCAGAAAAAAGATATCATTGTCCAGCAAGGGAAGAAAGCATTCTTTGGAAACTATTAAAAAAATAATAAATTCCAATAAAACTAGAGTTTATAGTTCCGAAACCAGGGAAAAAATTGGAGATTCTCACAAAGGGGTAAAAAATTACAGATATATATCGACTGTTTATAATTTTATAAATAAAAATACAGGAGAATTTTTTTCTGGAACGGTGTGTGATTTATGCCATAAATTTGGTATTAAAAAAAGCGGTCATTTACACGAAATGTGCAGAGGAGACAGAAAATCTGTATATGGGTGGAAATTAGAAAAGAATATATTATGAAATTAAAAAGTCTTATAGAAAATCATCGTTGGTCAGCTGTGGTATTGAGTGAAGAATCTCGTGCAAAGCTTTTGAATTTTTTTGTGAAAGATATTCCTGTAAATTGGGAGGTTATTGCGCACCATCAAACTATAAATCCGTTTGGAATTGTTGATTATAACTTAGTAAATAAAACGGTAGAATTAACTTGCACACATATTGGAAAAAGTGATAAAGCTATTGCGGTAAAAGTAAGTGGTTATCCTGGAAAAACCAATAATAAATTTCCCCATATAACATTAGCGATAGATAGAAAAAATGGTGGCAAACCAAAACATTCCAATGATATTACCGATTGGAAAGAGTTGGAAACAAAACCAAAAGTTTCTGGAGTTATAAAAAATATATGATTAAACTCAAACAACTACTTTTTGAAAAACTCACTGAGTTACCAAGTGATAAGTATTTTTGCTGTTAAAGTATTTTGATAAAAGCATTGCTGGGAAGGATATTCCTTTAGAGATTCCGTTTTTTTATGTCGGGAGTATAAACAAAACCCCAACAAGATACGATATGATAATAGTGGGGTTGTATGGACAAAAAAACACGGAATAAGAATTCCATATATAAATGAAAAAGGAATTAATACTTATTATATACCAGATTTTTTTATAAATGAAAATACCATAGAAGAAATAAAAGGATGGTTAAAAAATGATGATGTCTTAAAAGCAAAAATTGCAATACAATATTGTAAATATCATAAACTAAACTATAGATTTTTATTAGGAGAAAAATTAATATTACAAAAAGAATTATCTTATGAATATATCTCTTAAACAAATTATAATTGAAGGACAGAAGGAAGACGCGGCGTTGAATTATCTCGAAATGTTGGTTAAGAGCGGGCCGTTTAAAAATCGGGTATTTTTGG